CCATCTGCTGTTAATTTAGCTACAAGAGTATTGTGACGATCTTCCCTTGCTTCTTCCCTACCCAAGTATGTTTTTCCAGCAAAAGCTAAAGCTTGATTGCCTGACATGCCAGTAGCACGACCTCCAAGGTACATAATTGCAGCCCTTGCAAGTTCTTTTTTACTAAACAGATCACCAAACACACCTGATAACAGACCGACAGCTTCTTGTTTAGCTTCATTGTCTGAGTTATTACCCTGTTCCTCTATTACTTTTGTATTAGGAGGTGGAGGTGGTGGGTCTTTCTTAGCTGCTTCCTTAAGCGCTTTAACTCTTTCTTCAATCTGAGTGCCATACTGTTCATATGATGATCCTCTTCCAGCTTCTCCCGCATCATTGATTTCAGGTGGTCCAAAACCTTTACTGTTTGTTATTGCATCAAACTCTACTTCATATGGACTTGGTGGAGCATCAAGTTGTGGGACAAATATTCCGGGAGCCTTTCTTGTAATCTCCGCGCCTTTCGTTGGATCATAACTAGATACCATGTCTCCAATTTTAGGATAAACATAATTTCCAACACTGTTAAATATTTTATTGTCTACGTTTGTCAGAGTTCTCACAAGATTTGGAAGACCTAAGGTATCCATCTTTTGATCAAAAGCTCTATTTTTTTCTAATGTCTTCATACGAATTTCAGTAGCTTTCATACCTGCTTCATCTAAAGTTCCGCTATTATATAAAGTCATTAAGTCTCTATACTCTTTGTTAACATCGACTGAACCTACAGGAAGTACCCCTGAAAGGTTCTTATCAAATCTAGATGCAGCGTCCATGATCTTATCATAACGTGTAAGACGCTTTACAAATGGTACTACATCTCCTCCAAATGTTGGCTCTGGATTTACAACTAAACCATCATCCCGTGTAGGATTATCCTCAATTCTAGGTGGATTAATAGGGACATTCATAGCAGGTGGTGCGTTAACTAATGCATCTAGTTCTGCCTCATCTCTTTTTCTCTCATCTTCTAGAGTTGGTCCATCATTTACAAAATTAAGTGGACCTCCAAATAATTCATTATCAGATGCCTGTTGCCTATAACTTGGGTCACCCAGCTGCCTTGTTTCTAAGTCGTATGTCATAGGTATTTGATTATTTTCAATACCACGTTGTTGTTGTTGGTACCGCATAAGATTTTGCATTTGATTTTGTTTTTCAAACCTAGCGTTATCTGCACTTTGAGAAGACCCTTGCAATAATGCTTCATCAGAATTAACTTCTGGTAAATGTAAATCATCATCAGTACGTAGTCCAGAAGGTATTAGAGTTCCGTGGTTAGCATACATCATAGGTACAGATTTATTTATTTGACCACCCATGTTAGCAGTCATAACATTATTTCTCCTTGCCATCATGTCTTCTTCTTCTGCTAGGTTGGTACTATATTGATTACCTTGATAATCAAATACCCCACCAGAGCCACCAGAAGCAGCTCTACCTGCGGCGAATGCTTCACCAAATGATTGCTGTGGTTTAGGTGGTTGTTCTGTGAGAGTTGGTACCCCTTTAATGTCTGGTAAAAAGGTAGTTTGAATCTCTTCAATGGGTACCCCTCTGGTCTCAGGTTGAACTTGATTAGTAGCATCCATAAAATTACCAGTACTAGCACCGGGAGTGTTTAATGTTTGAGCTTCAGCTAAGAACATACTTGGAGAATACTCCCCATAGTTCTGTGGGTCTGTAGGATACTCTCCGGTCATGCTAATCTTAGCTGAACGAATTGCATCTCTTGCTTCTTGAATAGAGTGTTGAGCTTTATTACCATTACCATAACGACTATCACCAGCCAGTCGTAATGTGTCTCCTATTTTAATATCATATGGTAGAGGAGCTGATGCCCATTCCTTTGCTAGTTCCATAAGTGCAGTGTCTTCATCTACTGCCTCACCTTTCCAGTCTTTACCACTAAGGTATGCACCAAGGATAGGTCTTTTCTGAGTAGCTAGATACATACCAGCTTGATCTTGAAACTCAGGAGAAAACACTGTGTCTCCAGACAATCCCATTCCTTCTACAACTTCTTTAAAAGTTGAAGGTATCATTTGATATTTACCTACTGCAAATAACCTGTCATCTCCTGTTAAAGATTGAGCTTTTAGTATCTCATCGACAGTCATTTCTGAAAGTTTTTTACCTTTATACATAGTGTTGTTAGTTGAACCTACAATTTTGTTTTCACTGTTAGTTCCACGATTACTTGCCTCATATCCCCCTTCACCACTTCCTATAAAATCTAAAAATCCTTTAAGACCTTGAACTTGAGCACCAGTATTGTAACCTTTAGGTGGGATACCCCCACCCATGTTAGCTTCTACAGCATTGTTTTCTGCTGCACGTTGCTGCAAACCTGCATTGTTCATCTGTTGTATAACAGGGCCATACATCTGAGTAGCTTCCTTGTTCAAGACAAATTCTCCCGGAGTAAGCATAGCAGGTACAGTATCCCTATTAGTTGGATCTGTTTTATCAATCATGTTATTCTCCTAATTATCCAAAGAGTGTTGCAAGAAATGGTCCAACTACAGGTATTTGACTCATAGCTGCTTTTAATGCTACCTTACTAGCCTTGTCACCTAATGCAGCATCCATGCCTTTATTAGCAACTTTCATACCCATAGCATTTCCAATTGTTGCTAACGGGTTCTTACTCTCAGCGAACTGAGCCTGTTGTAATTGACGCTGTTGTATCTGTTCTTCAGGGAGCATACTTCTAGCAACTTGGCTCACACCGCCCATGTTGTAACCAATAGGACCATTCATAGTACCCATGTTATAGCCAACAGGTTTCTTCATGCTTCCCATGTTGTATCCTATGGGGCCACCAGAATTTTTACCAAACACTGAATCTTTAAGATCAACAAAAGAATCTTTTATACCACCAAAGTAATCGCCAACTCTACCAAAGTTACCAACACCATCAGCACCTCCACCAGAGAAAAGTGGTTCCCTTTCACTTGTATAACCTTGAAAAGAACTATCATCACCTGAGTAATCATAACCAGCACTATCATCATAGTACTCATTGTAAGTTGGTTTATACAGATCACCACCGGGTTGATTCCTTTCTTCCATTTTATCTTCACCAGAAGATGCATTGCTTGCAGTGGGAACTGCTTTAAGTGATGCGGCAGCTTCTCTAAGTTTCTTTTGTTCTAAAGCTAATGCATGATAATCAGGTACCCCTTCACTACCACCAGTATACGATAGTGTAGCAGCATTAGCTGACATTGGACCCATCATATAGTTAGCAATAGCAGAAGCAGCATTACCCCCAGCTGGTAAACCAGTAGCAGTAGAAGGTTGCACTGTACCACCTTCCTGATATTTTTGTATAATACGTTGCATTACTTTCCTCCACCCGTTCTTGTAGAAGTACTGCCTATAGCTGGAGATCCAAAAAGACCAAATAATCTTTGAACTCCTTGATAAGCAGCGTCACCTTCGTTTTGATTCTGTTGTTGTAAAGCTGTACCTACTTGTCCTAGTGTGTTAGCACCAGCCCCAAATTGTTGTTGCAAAGTATTACCTGCACCTAGTACACCACCAGCACCAGCCATTGCTGCTTGACGCCGATTAGCAAGCTCTGCAGCTGCCATATCACCACCTACCTTCATAGCAGATGAGTCCATAGACTGTTGTGCTCTAGCACCACCGAGGTTGCCTGTACGTGTAAACTGACCTTTCTGTTGACCTATGATATCACCTACTGCAGTTCCAATAGAATCTTTCATAGCTGTGGTTTGCTCTCCTAATGCACCTGCACCAAAGATACCAGTACCAGAAGCAGCATCTCTGTAAGCTTGAGTAGCTCCGTAACTATCTGCTGCAACTTGATCGTAAACACCACCTGCACCACCAAGTTCTTTCTGTCTTTCAAAAGCAGTTACTTGTTCTGGAGTTAAACCAGCTACATTCTCATACGCTCCAGATTTGTATAAATCTACAGCACTTCCTAGACTTGATTCAACATAGGGTTGAGCCCACGCTGGCAAACTTGTTGAAGTTGTTTGTGAATTTCCACCACCGCCCATAATTAAACCTCCTTGATGAGCGTTATAAACGGCTCATAATATCCATATTTCTTTAAGGCTTTCGCCCAACCTTTACGCCCATACACTACAGTTCTTTTACAGTTAGTAGATTGTGCGAACTCTTCTAGTATTTTTAATAACTCTGGCCCATGTGTAAACCACCCCGGAGATGTACAGGCAACAACAGCTAACTGCCGCCTACCTTCTATTTCTTCAAAGCGAGTTATGCAAACACCACCTTCTTTTCTCACCCAACACTGACCTACTGCGCCTAGACATTGTAATAATAATCCATGAGATGTAACAACACCACTGCCATGTACTATAGCTTCTTCTATTTGTGGCTTTATAATATGCCATTGATCAGCCAACTCAGGGCCACTTAATAATCTCATTTATTATTTCCTTATGTTGGTTCAGTAGGCCATGTTACAGTGTGTGGAAATCCAGATGACTCTGGAAGATCTAGGAGAGCCCTTCTATAGACTCTCCATTCTTCTTGTTTATCACTAGACATTTCTTCCCACCTAAGAGAGTTACTAACCATAGGGTCTACAACGCTACCTAAAAGGATATTCCTTTCAACTCTAATGTTTATGCTTACTGCCTCATCAGTAGGAGGCGAATACTTTTCAACATTATTGTTTGTTTGCATTGCTACTTTTAACATTGTATTAATTGCAATTGAACTGGGTTCTGTTTCATTATCAGAAATACTGTAAGGTATCCACCCAAAATCAGGATGTTGTATTTCACAATCAATATCTGTGTCTGTTATATATTTTGCATTTCTATATTCCATTATGATATCCTTACCCATAGTGTTGTGAAGAAAGAGTTAGTAAAGGTACTTCCCCCAATACTTTTCCAAGTTCCAGAAAGACTAGTGTTTTGTCGTGAGACATATAAACCACTGTTACTACCATTACCCTGACTCCCAAAAGCTGCTGGTTTTAAATTACTACCTGCTATTTGTGTCCCAACAGTTAATTGAATAGAACTTGCTGGATCAACCATTGCTAAACAATAAGATCCTATTGTGTTGTATTGATTTGTTGCTAGGTTAACTACTTCTTTTGATACTGTAGATCCCATAACAGCAGTGTGTTGAACAACACCACCAGCGCCAGCACCACCGTTTCTGTTACCACCAGTACCACCAGCACCACCTGCGCCAATAGATAAAACTTCTATATAAAGATTATTACCATTACTAGATGCATCGTAGGTTAGTGTTTGTTTTACTGCAGCAGATCCACCAGATCCTCCAGCACCATCATCACCAAAGAAACCTTGACTGTCACCACCAGCACCTCCTCCACCAGCTCCATAGCTAGTGCTAGGAGCAGAGTTTGCAGCTGCATTTTGACCTACATAAGCCCCACCAACACCAAATTCTGAAAATGCACCAGCAAGACCACCTTGTTGATTATCAGTAGGTGCATTTAAACCACCAATTGCACCTGTTGCAGTC